AAGCCATGAGCGACCTTTACAAAATATATTGCGAACTCAACTCTCTTGATGGTTTCACGTCTAATTCAGAAAAGGCGCTAGCAGTTCAGATAAAGGCTGCTAATGAAGTTGCATCTGAACTTCGCGCTGAGAATATTGAGAAGGACCGCCTGCTCGGCATGAGCGGCGAGAGGGAGGCAAAGCTGCTTGCCGAGATCGAGCGTCTCCGCGCCCGTGTGGCGGAGTTGGAGTACGCATACAGCAAGTGTCTCGCTGCTGTTGCTGGCGTTCAGCAAGATGGAGGTCCGTCATGAGCGACAAAGATATCATAGAACTGATCTCGCAGCTTCGCGCTATGGCGCGTTGCGAGCATGAGGACATGACAGTTGTCGTCGATGCTGCCGACGAAATTGAGCGTCTGCGCGCCGAGCGCGACGCGCTGAAGACCGCCGCGCGCGAGTTCCTCACCACTCTTGGCGCTGCGATGAAAACCGGGAAATTCCACATGAACGGCTCTGCGGACATGTGCCACTTCGTGCGTCAGGCCATGCAGAAGCTTGATGTCCTCGCGTTCGACCGCGAAGAGAAGCGACCGGTTGGGCTGGAGCGCCTGCATGAGGAGTCCAAGCCATGAGCGACAAGATCAAGCGCGTCACGCCGCGCGAGATAGCCGACATGCTGATCAACGAAGAAGCGTATCAGTCAACGCTCTTCGTCACGGCAGAAGATCACGACGCCGAGATCGAGCGCCTCCGCGCGCGCGTCGAGGTGCTGGAGAGGGTCGTTTTCCTGCGTACTCGATACGCAGGCCCGACCGGCGCCGAGGTCCGCATGGCGCAGGAGATCGAGCGCCTCCGCGCGGCGCTACGCTTCTACGCGGAACCGTATAAGTATACCGACATACACGGAGATGACGTTCAGGTGCCAGATTTTTATTCCGAGACAGATTTCGGGGAAACGGCTCGCTTGACGCTAGAGGGCAAGTTATGAGCGACGATGACATCATTGAATTGATTACCCAGCTTCGCGCTATGTCGCGCTGCGAGCACGAGGACATGACTGTAGCGTCCGATGCTGCTGATGCAATGCATGAGATGATGTCTCGAATTGCAATCTTGCAAAAGGCTCTACAGCCTTTGGCAGATATGTATCTTTTTCCAGACGATTTCGGCGCGGACATGGCTGCTAATATTAGAGAGGATGTGGACTGGGATGAAACTACAAACGACGAGGCTAATTGTGCGGAAGGAATTCGTCGAGGACACATTCGTGCTGCTCGACTTGCATTGAAAGGAGTATTGCTGTGAAGGATATTGTAGAGCGTCTCTTAACAGAAAACTCGATGCACTCTTATTATGATTCACCAGCAATTCAATTGGACGCAGCGAGGGAGATCGCCCGCCTCCGCGCCCGTGTCGAGGTGCTGGAGGCAGCCCTCAACGCAATCTTCCCGGACGGAGCAAACATCAAGCTAGTCCCAAAAGCTAACGCAGAGGAGGCCAAGCCATGAGCGACGATCTTGTATCTCGCCTGTGTTCACCAGAGGAGATCGTCTTCCCTGCCGGTACGAAGATCATCTCGGATAACGGCAAGACGATGGAACTCTTGGAACCATTCTCCATGTGGAGCAGCAGCAGCGACAAGCATGATGCCGCTGCTGAGATTGTGCTGTTGCGCGCCGAGATCGCTCGCTATCGCGCCGGTCTCCAGCGCATCGTGGAGGGCGACGGCTTCTGGGATGCGCCCTCCATCGCCCGCGACCTCCTCGCAGGAAAGGATGTGACATGAAGGATCTCACCGGACAGGCCGTCGAGCCTGACTTCGACGCCTTCTGGGCCGTCTACCCTCGTCTGGTTGGCAAGACGGACGCCAAGAAGGCGTGGGCCAAGGCAGTCGAGAAGCTCAAGATGCGCCCAACCGACATCCTGGAGGGCGCGAGGCGCTACGCTTCCGCCAAGAGGGGCATGGACAAGCAATACATCGCCCACGCCGCGACATGGATAAACGCGCAGCGGTGGCTGGACGACGACGAGACCAACGCGCAGTCGGAGGAGGTCCCGCACAAGGTGGACTCGCAGGCTGTGCAGGATGTGGACAACAACAAGGAGATCCAGATCGAGAAGCGGAGGCTGCTTGCGCGAACCCGAGAGTTCCACGCGGCGAGCTTGCAGGAGGCCGCGCGACGCTTGGGTGCAACCGAGCCAGAGCTATGGGACTGCATGCACTCTGGCCTTGATGGCTTCGAGCGCAGGGCATGGCTGACCACGGCGAGGTGCATCGTGTTGCAGCTTCCGATCCCCGAAGCTCTCCCCATCGACAGGGAGCATTGGATCTCCGGCAAGGAACGCTACGAGACCCGCGCGAGGATGCTGGCGTCTCGCCCGTATGAACTCAGCGCGGAGACCATCGTGCGAATGCAGAAAGACGCTTGACTTCGCGCAAACGCACATACATTCTGCCAACGCAACAACAGGAGGGAACCATGTTGCCAGCACCGAAGAGCAAGGAATGGGTGGACGCCCGCCGGTCAAGCATCGGCGGTTCGGATGCGAACATCATCATGTCCGGGGATCGCGAGAAGATCCTCGACCTGTGGCGGGTCAAGACCGGCGGCGAGCCGGAAGACTTGAGCGATGTCTTCGCGGTTCAGCTTGGCACCGTTACCGAGGACTTCAACCTATCCTGGTTCGAGAAGAAGACCGGGATCGTTCTGGAGCGCGGCGTGTCCTGCGCCAACGACGCCTACTCCGTGCCGATGACGGCCACGCTGGATGGACAGGGTGCCGGGTGCATCGTGGAGGCGAAGCACGTTTCCCACCGCTTCGGCCTCGCTGCGACGCTGGCGAAGTACCAGCCGCAGCTTCACCACAACATGATCTGCGCTCGCGTGACCAAAGCGTACCTCTCGGTAATTAGCGGCAACGAGTACGACTACGTCGAGGTGGACTATGACCTAGAGTACGCGGGCAAGCTGATCGAAGCCGAACGCGAGTTCTGGGAGTGCGTCAGGCTCAAGATGCCACCCGGAGAGATCGCCATTGTCGCGCCGCCAGAGGCCACCCGCACGGTGGACATGACCGGGAACAACGAGTGGGCCTCGCTGGCTGGCGAGTGGATGGCGACGAAGAACTACTCCACGCAGTTCGACAAGGCCGACAAGGCCATCAAGAAGCTGATCCCCGCCGATGTGCGCGCTGCGGCGGGACATGGCATCAAGGTCGTGCGCGACAAGCGGGGCTATCTCCGCGTCTCTGAGGAGGGATGATCATGGACGAGAACATCGACAAGCAGGGCTTGCTCTACGCTGCGCTGGCAAAGGCCCAGGGCAGCATGGCGAACCCGGTCAAGAACCGCGAGGTTGCGGTCAAGAGCGACCGTGGATCCTACAAGTTCGCGTATGCGACCTTGGACGCGATCCTCGACATCGTGCGCCCGGCCCTGTCGGCCAATGGGCTTGCCTTCACCCAGACGCTGGAGAAGCGCGAGGATGGCATGGTCATGTGCTTGAGGCTTTTTCACGGCGGGGGTGGGCTGGTCAGCACTTGCATGCCGCTGGATCAGTCCCGCATCGTGAAGATGCAGGAGATGGGGTCGCTGATGACCTTCGCCCGGCGTTACCAGATCGCCAGCTTCTTCGGCCTCGCTGCGGAGGAGGATGACGACGCGAACGGCGCTGACGGAAACACCGTCCAGAGCATGAAGGACCGCCCGCCCGCCAAGCCGGATGCTCGGTCGGAGTTCAAGCGTGTCCGCGACGCCATGAACGCTGCCAAGGACGCCACGGAACTGGCCGAGGTCATGCTCGCGAACAAGGCGGCTATCCTGGCCGTCAAGGAGGCCAGCGAGGCTGGCTACACCGAGTTGATGGCCGTCAAGGACCGGCTCATCGCTTCGTTCAACAGCAAGGAAGAGGAGTGAGAACATGAGGCTCGACGCAATCGCCGGGGTGCCCGGCAAGGATCGGCAGAAGACCTACTGGACGAAGATCGGGAGCGCCTTCCCGTCCAAGTCCGGGAGCGGCTACACGCTGTTCCTCGACTACCTCCCGCTCCACCGGAGTGAGGACGGCAAGGTCGTGATCGTCCTCTCCGAGCCGAAGGAGCGTGACGACTCCAGAGGCGTCGGTCGTCCCCAGCCCCAGCGCCAGAGGAATCCTGCCAGCAGAGGACCGGCTGATGACACGGATGACGGCATGCCGTTCTGATGTTCCGTGACGACCAGATCCAGGCCCACCTCGACAAGCTGGAGGACATCGGGGTGGCCTCTGCCGAGGCGAGGGCGGATTATGAGTTCCTGCAAGACATGGCGAAGACCGTGTACGCAGCAGAGTATCTCAAGTCCGAACTGCCTCGCGCGGCTGACAAGGAAGCGGAGGCGCTAGCCTCCGTTGCCTACGCAGAGATCCTGAAGAAGAAGCGAGATGCGTTCGTCCTGGCCGAGAAGCTCAGGCATGAACGCGCATGGCGAGAGAGGGTAATCGATGTCTGGCAAACGCAAAGTGCGAACAGTCGTGGACGCATCTGAGATCGTCTTTGACGAGGTGCCCGTTCCCCCGCCGGATCGTGAGGGCAGGGCGGCGATCTATCCCTTCCACAGGATGGAGATCGGTCAGTCGTTCCTCGTCAAGACGCTGGAACTGGCGCGGCAGCAGTCGGTCAGGAATGCGGCCTTCAACTACGCAAAGCGGCACCGGAAGAGGTTTGTTGCCTCCAAGGTCAATGGGCTTGGGATCAGGGTGTGGAGGGTTCAGTAGCCATCTTGGTGGCGACTGAGCGCACATCCTCCACCCTTGTCTTCCATCCCCTGCCGAAGGTCTCCCAACCAGCAATCGACCGCAGGAACGCCAGACGCGAGTCGCAGTAGTCCGAGATCAAGCCGCTGGGGTGGACAACCTTGGCGGCTTGAATCGTCTGGGGGCCGATCTTCCCGTCCACCTGTACCCCAAGCGCAGCCTGTAGCGTCCTCGCCGCGCGGGCGGGGCCAGAGTTCACGGCCATGTCGAATACCGCGAGATCCACGCCCGGAGGCAGATCCCCCGCCCTCACGGCATCCCAATACTGGGTGCGGTAGATCGTATCGCGGTGCGCTGCGGGGATGTTGCGCAGCTCGTCCTTGGTCGCATCCCGGCCCAGCCACTTGGAGTAGGTGCGGAGCGTGATGCCCTGCATGGTGGCGCCGCCAGGGTCCTTGGGGTGGTCGGACCAGCCACCCTCATGCCGCAGGATCTCGCGCAGGCAGGCGTCGAAGCGGCTCACTTGCTTGCCACTCCCTTGATCTTCTCGAACGTCCTGAGACCACCGAGGCCCAGCATGGCGAACATTAGCTCCCAGAGGTTGGCGTCCAGCACGGGGGGCTTGGCAATGGGCTTCCCGACGACGAAGGCAATCCACATCCCCACCGGCACGATGAGGTAGGTGTACGCCACGGCTGCAGCGCAGACCCACCCGATGGCAGGACGCCAGCCAGCGACGAAGACCGAGCCACTCGCAGCTTCCGCCTTGTTGACCTCCATCTGCGCCCTGTCGCTCGCCATGAGGTCGGCGCGTAGCTCCAATTCCGCCCTCGCCTTGGCGGCGGGGTCGGGCACGAACTTGTCGATGACCTTGAGGCCAGCGGCTATTGCGTCATCAAGTCCGAACGCCATCACGGTTCCTTTCGATCTCGGTTGCAACAAGGTTTGACAGGGTTGCCGCCAGACCGGCTGCGTGCTGGAGGGTGATCTGCGCCACGACCAGCATCCCGTCGCGCTGTACGGCTACGGCAATGGGGGTCTTCGTGTCGTGGGAGGGGTAGATCATCGCCAGCGTCGGCCCTCTGTACGAGTCGGGACCACTTTCCATGATGTCGAGGTGCGGGGCCGAGATCGTGCCATCCGTCAGGGGCTGGGTCATTTCGCGGGATCCACCTTACGACGACGCTTCCGCCGATAGGCAGATGGGTCGATGCAGAAGCCCATTGGTCCCCTGACCGGCTCAAAAGGCTTGCCCGGCGGGTCGTTGGAGCGGAGTTCATGGATGCTGCCGGAGAACGCCTCCCCGAGGTGGCTCCCGACCTCCTTCCAGTCCGGGTCATCGTACTCGCCGCGACGCCTTGGCATGACGAGCCTCCCACTTCCCGCGCTTGTAGCGCATGATGTCGATGGCCTCCGCGAGATCCGTGTACGCCTGGATGCCGCCGTCCGGGTCCACGACGATCCCCACCGTAGAGCCGTGCCGCGACTCCTGCGCCTCGTACTGGTGCTGGTCGGCATAGCTGTCAATGTGCTTGTAGCCCCGCGCGCGCACCAGCCAGAACGATTTGCTCCCTTTGGACGCATCCTGCCCTTGGTAGATTTCGGCATGGTGCTGGTGACCGGCAGCGAGGATGTCGGCAACCCCGTCCGAGAACTGCCGCGCCCGCATCAACCCGTGCAGGGGGTTGTAGATGCTGCTGCCCTTGAAGTCGTGGCGGGCGTCGATCTTGGTGACATGGCCCGTTGGCGTGGCGACCTCGAACTGCGCCGCCCAGTCCTGCTTGACCGCATGGCCCCTAGCCATCCAGTCCAACGGATCACCCGCCCCCGACCACATGTCATGGTTCCCGGCAATCAGGACTATCCACGGCACCGCCCCGAAGAACCACTCGGCCAGCTTCCAAGCCTGCGTCCGGGTCGTCTCCTGCTCCGCGTAGAGGCGAACCAGCTTCCCCGTCCAGTTGTTCGTCACATCTCCTAAGCAGACCGCATGGACGTTAGGCGTCCGCATCAACTCCACATCGCGCTTGAGGAGGGGCCAGTTGCAGCCGGGGTCGTCCAGATGTGGGTCGCCCACTACCGCGATGACGTAGGGACCATCCTCCTTCAGGCTGAACCGCATCCACTTCTTGGCTGCCCTATGCTCCGAGCGGCGGGTATAGCCTTCCGCCAGACGGTCTATGAGCGCCTCTACGGGGATGTCGGGGTCTGGGATAGGGGGAGGGGTGTATCGCTGCTCCAGAGCCTCCCTGCGGCCCTTGGCGACGTACTGGGACCAGTCGATCTCGCGACCGGCGGTCTCCTCAAGCTGCTTGACGGTGCTGGTCTTGCCGTTGATGCGCTTGCCGAGGCGGAACATGGCTTCTGCCCAGGCCCCGCGCATTCCGGTCTGCGGCGTCATGCCGGTGGGGACATGGCCCTCGCGGAGGCATTGCTCCACGGTCTCCACGCGCCGCAAGGCTTCCTCGCGGCTCAAACCCGGATTTGGCATTCAGGCACCCGTGCCGACGAGCTTCATGTCCCGCCCCATCGGGCCAACGCAGGCCATCCCGTTGGGGGCAATGACGACCGCTGTCCATGTGCCGTTTGGCGAGGTGTAGATCACCAGCATGTTGCCGCTGTCCACCCTGCCCGCGACCCAAGCCTTCTCCCGGTATCCAGCCAAGACCTCCTCGATCTGGTGGATAGGCATACACAGGGGCTTGTCGTCCTGTGCAGCGAGAAGAAACCCCTCCAGCATCTCTCACCTCAATGGAATGAACGGTATCACCTTCACCAAAGCGGCTGTGATTGCACCCGACAAGGCCCCTACCGCCACCAGCACCCTCCACCCACCACCGGCAGCGTCAAGCGCGCTCCTGACTGCCTTGAGGTCGGCGGACATCTCCTCGACGCACTTGGTCAGGGCCTTCACTTCGGCCTCCAAGCGACCGAACTCGCGGGGATCAATCTCGGACACCTTCGACCTCCATCCACGAACGAGGGGCTTGGCGTCGCTCCATCTTGGAGATCCGATGGTCCACTTCTCGTCCTCCAGGTTCATCCGTCACGATGCCGCTGCCCACAGGATGCCTCCGAAGATCGCTCCGGTTATCCACTCAGCCCGCTCGGTCCATCGACCGCCAAACCTCTTGTTGATGTCGTATGCCGCAGCAACCAGCAGGCCGGGAGCCGAGAACGCCAGCACCAAAGGCGATTGATGCATGACCGCAATCGGAACCAGCATGATGGCCGCCACCGCGACGCCCCAGAGCGCGAGGAACGCATGGTCTCGTCCCGGCTCCTCAAGCCCCATCGACTTGTCGAAGTAACCGAGGGTCATGGCGGCGAAGGCTGCGGGAGCGACCGAGAGCATCCACGGATTGAAGATGGCAAGCGGCAGCGCCATGAGTAACGCGCAAGCCATCCTTGTCTCGCCCGTCGAGAGCGCATAGCCGAACCGCTGGAGCGTGATCTGGCTGATCATACCGCCGCGTAGCCGCCAGCAGAACGCGCACCATGCCGCATACAAGGCCAAGCCAATCATATGTCGCCTCAATCGGTTGGAATGCCGTTACTTGACCTCAGTCACCGTGATCGTGCTTTTGGGGATCGCGCCAAGCAAGCGCCCGGTGTATCCGTTGAAATACAGCGTCCCGCTTCCTGGCCCAGCCCTGAACTTGAACGTCATGGTGCTGGTTGACGGGACAGCAATGCGGACGGAAAGAGTGAACATCAGACCATCACCAGCGGACGCTATATAGAAGAATCCCGCCGCTATGGCATCGGCTATGCTGTCCCTGAAGATTGCGCCAACGATGTTCTGGCTGCCACTTCCCAACAGCATCCCAGTAACGTTGATCAGCAGATAGTTGCTCAACGATGTCGGCGTGATCGAAACCGACATGAACTCAGCACCCTCCGTGTTTTGAGGGATCGTGTCGTCAAGCGGCATGACGGTCGTAGTTGAAGAATGCGCTGAATACTCAGCGTAGACTTGCTGGACGAAGTTCTGGGCCGTTGAGGCTGGGGTCGTGGACTGCCAAGTCGTTCCGTTGCTCGTAAGTACGTTGCCGCTTGTCCCCGGCGCAACAAGCTGCACGGCAGAAGTCCCGTTGCCGAGGACCACATGGTTGGCGCTAAGCGACGCGACTCCAGTTCCACCGAACGAAACCGGGATTGGAACGGTGACGCCGGAAAGAGAAGAAAGCCCAAGCACCGAAAGCGCAGACGACTGCGTATTCGTCCCGAGCAGGCTCTCTCCCGTCGTCCCGGATGGCACGAATGCGACCGTCGTGGTCGAGACGAACTTCGGGACCCCAACCCCACCCGCAGACACTTGCTGGCCGAGGGCCTGTAGGCTGACGTTGTAGTCAGCCCAGGAGTCGATGAGGTTGGAGAAGTCCGCACTTGTCGGCTGGAAGTACGCCTTCCAGAGGGCCTTGAGCGCGGACTTCGACAGGGCAGTCATGGCACCCTCAGTAGCTGCGGTTCCGGCGGGCGGGGTTCGTCTTCTGCGCCCCCATGGATACCTTGGCCGAGGGGATCGTGCCAGTTGGGTACTGGCAGTTCACCTTGCAGGAGGCCATGGACTTCTTGCCGCCGCCATACTCGCGGGCCTTCTCGGCCTTGGACTCGGTCTTCTCATGGTTGTAGTGGCTGGGCATCACTTCCTCCGCTTCTTGGACATACCGGCTTCCGAGAGGGCAATGGCGATGGCCTGCCCCCGCTTCTTGACGACGGGACCGCGCGGGGAGCCGCTGTGGAGCGTCCCTCGCTTGTATTCGCCCATCACCTTCTCGACCTTCTTCTGGCCTTTGCTCATCTTCTTCATTGCTGCATCTCCGATTGTGTTGGGATTGATTCGGCACCCTGCGCCAAGCCAATGGCAAGAGCGCCAGCACGGTCAGCATTCTTCGCTATGGCCCGACCACGCTTGATCGACTCAAGGGTGAAGTCTGGGTCTACAAGTGCCCTCGCCATGCGCTCCTGGAAGAACGGACCCGCGAACTCAATGGCTCGCGTGATGATTGCACCCGACTTGCTCAACTGCCCAAAGGTGGCAGTACGAAGGCCACGGGCGGTTTCTGTCGCAGCCGTCATGGCAGAGGCCGGTTCGACTCCAGCGACCTTCGGGTTGATGAGCTTGGCGGCATCGGCCAAGAGCCTCATGCGCTCGGCAAATCCCTGACCGAAGACGTTGGACATCCATTCGACCCGACGAGGATCATTGAGGAGGTCCATGAGCTTGTTGCCGTTGATAGACGGAGGAAGTCCCGTGACCGATGACGGCACTTCGATCTGGTTCAGGAACCGCGCAGATGCATAGCCGCGAATGACGCGCTCAAGGTTGTCGCCGGTCGCCATGTCATGTCGGCGCGCAGCAGCCATCACGCTTGCAGCGTTCGATGCGTTGCTCTCGGAGAAGAAGTTGTCAAACCACTTCCCGCTGTCCTCAAGGTTCTTGACGCCAAGCACCTTGCGAACTCCATCAATCTGCTCGCCAACACGGCCCAGTTGCTGGAGTTCGCGCGGAGTGAACAGGTTCGACAGAACTTGCCTGTTGTCATCCAGTTCCTTCCTGAGCGCGTTGACATCCACCTCCGTACCGCCCGACTTGACTGCCCTGCGAGCGATGCTGTGGCGCACCATGGACTTCAGGATCTCAATCTCGTCGCGAGAACCAGCCCGACGCAACTCGGTGACAACAATCGAAGCAACCTCCGGGTCCTTCAGTATCTTCTCGCCAACAGCGTAGTTGGAGATCGGATCTGACTTAGCCTTGGTATGCCCGATGAAGTTACGCACCCCGGAACGCCAGAAGCTATCCTTCATGGTGCCGTACAGTTGTTCCGAGTCCTCAAGGCTCTTGAGGATCTGCTGCCCATTCGGAAGCGAACGGATAAGCCTTGCCCTGTCTGCGACCAGACCCCTCTCAAGGTTCTGGAGCATCGCAACCGATGGTGCCCCCTGGCCGAACGCAGCAGAGGACTCGGCCCTTTTAGCAGCCCTGACAGACTCAAGCGTCCTGAAAAGCTCGTCAGCGGTAACCGGGGCTGCGGGGTCCCTCTTCAACCATTGCTCAATGACCTGACCGTCTTCCTGCGTGAGGCGCGGGATCATCTGATTTGCCAAGCGCCTCTCCTCCTGCGCCATGGCTGCGTTGGTTGACATGGGAACAACCGACGCTCCTTGAGAAGCTCTCTCAACGAATCCCCTAACACTACGAGTCGCCGCCGAAATGGCCTCTTCTGCTGCGTCGATTGCATTTCGCAGCGTCTCCCCAGCCTTGGGGTCTTGTGGGTCAATGCGACGGGCAATAGAAGACGCGCCTCCGGGGCCTCCGAGGGAGTCAACTGCCGTCTGCAACTGCTGCGTCGTGGGCGCAATGCCCTCTACACGCTGCCCAAGAGAGGACGGAGCCACATACCCGGCCATGCCCTCCCTCGTCGCCACATCGCCGGGAAGCATTCCTTCCGCGCGAGCGATGCGGTTGAGCGCCTCCGTGTTCTCGATCTGGCGCTGCGAGAGGACGGCACCGGCTTCACGGCCAGCGATAACGTCCTCTGCTGCCGTGACCGGCTGTCCCCCTGGAGTAGCGGCAAGCACGTTGCCCATCGTGGGGCGGATCGTCTCTCTGGAACCGGCGATAGACTGAAGATCGGCAATGCGCTTCTGGGCGTCCCGAAGAGCGGCCTCTATTTCGCCCTCTGTCAGCCGGTACGTTGGAAGAGGAGTTGTCGCAACGGCCTTGAGCATCCTGCCGGGCACGGTGAACATGGCCTGCATACCGGCCTCTTCCGCACCAGCACGACCCGCTCGCATCGGCAATGCCCATGGCTCCTCTACCGGCATCACGCCAAGGGAGCGACCGATTCCAGTCCTAGCGGTCTCGCCCAGAAACCCGCCACCTAGTGCGCCTCCGATTGCGCCAAACGGAACGGGAGTTGCCCCACCGGCAATGGAGCCAGCAGCCGCTCCGGTCGCCGGGAGTGCGGGGCCGACCATGCCTGCAAGACCACCGAGCTTGATCTCGTCGCTTGGTCCCTCGAACAGAGTCTCCTGTCCGTTGGGCAGCGTGAAGGCGATCTTCCCCTTGTACGGACCCTCAGACTCAATCTGGCGCAGTTTCACATCGCCATAGCCAGCAGCCTTGAACGCAAGCCTCGCCGCCTTGACCGGGTCCTCAACGCTGAATCCCGCGCGCAGCCTAACGCCAGCGGGCGCACCACCTTGGGCAACCTTTTCGCGAGCCAACTGCGTGGCCCCAACATCCACTTCTCGCCTAGGCTCAAAATCGGCCATTCCCTCAAGTGGCACATCCGTGAGGGATGGAGACGGCCCCATGGATGGTCCAGCCGGGACCATGACATCGCGCATGACGGTCGGCTGTTGAGGAGCGGCTGGGGCTGCGAGAGACGGGAACTTACGCGCCATGGCAGCACGCATGTCATCTCGCGACATGCCATCTGGAAACTCGTAGATGTTTCCGTCAGGACCCTCAATCTGAGTGGGCATCAGTCAAAATCCTGTTTGTCTGGATTCCAAATGAGAACCCTTCCCGGCGTGGAAGCGGGCGGCGCACCAGCGGCGGGGGCTGCGGGCTGGGCTGGCGCAGCCGGAGCGGCAGGGGCGGCGCGACGACCAGTCCCCCTGCGGATGATATCGAAGTCTGGATATCGCTCGCGGAACGCCGGTCGATAGGAGCCAACACCGTGCTTCGACTCCAACGCATCAAGCATGTACGCATCAATCTCATCAAGCGCACGGGCCATCTGTTCTGGGCTGTTAAGGAGCCCAGCGCCCCGCTGTCCAAGGGCGCTCAAGACGCCCTGGACATCCTTGTCCGAGATCCTTCCGCCCGGATCAATAGCCCGCGCCACAGAGAATGCGAGGAGGAGGTAGTTCGTCTTGATTGCCTGCGCGTCGCTGGCAGTCCTTCCATTCAGCCAACGGAAGCTATCCGTGAGACTGGAGTTTCCACCAGTAATCCTGTTCCATGCACGATCAACACCGATCTGGTTTCGCAAGTCGGCCTGACTAATCGCATAGGATGGAGCGCCAGATTCCGGCCTTACCGTTACGGCAGTTCCGAAGACGTTGTTGATCTGCGCGCCAAATCCGTCAACCACTTGAGACAGCAATCCAGTCGCGCCAGTCGCTGCCGGGCTGTTAACGACAAGATCCTTCGTGCGGCGTATGAGGTTGCGAGCTGTGTTCGTTGACACAAGCGACCTCTCAAAGTCATCGATGAACTTCTCGTCGCTCTTCGACGCCGAGCCTGCACCACCCATGGCCTTGGTTCGGATGCTCCTCGCAATGGAAATTGCGGTTTCGATGTCTCCGCTGCGGTACGCCCGATTGGCCTCTCTCATCGCTTGGGTCGGCTTGCTATCGGTGTATGGACGGAAAGCCTCCTGACCGTCCTCGTCAATGTAGAGGCCATCTGCCTTTGCGTCGCCGCCAGCGCCACCGCCGCCGCCAGCGCCAGCGCCACCGCGCCCGCGAGCAAGAGCAAGACCCTTGGACTGCACATAGTCTGCCGTGCCGCGCATGACCTCAGAGAAGCGACCGGGGTCGGCTCCAGGATTGCGGGCGTTCCAGTCGTTGATGTATTCCCACGCCGCCTCCTGCGCCGCCGCCTTGTTGGCGTAGCCAGAGGTGATCTTGTCCACGGCAGAGACGAGGTTGCGGGCCTCAGAGTTGCCCATGCGGGCGGCGGCTTCAGCTTTGCGCTGGGCAAGCATCGCCTGATCCTTGGCCGAAAGCTGCCCTGCGTTCTGCGCCCTCGCCAGACCACTCAGGGCATTGGCGATGTTGTAGGCGCGGCTGGACTCCTTGCCTTCGATCTGGGCCATGGCTTCGGGGAAGGAAACCTTGCCCCCGCCAGAGAGGGTCTCGATTGCCGCCTGACCAATGCGCTCAAGCCCTCCGGCCCCGTCCATCCCACGAAGGGAGCGGGCGAGGATGGTGGCGACCCTGTTCTGCGCGTCCGCAATGTCGCTGGCGTAGGACGGGCGGGGCTGCCCTTGGGAGCCGGTGTTCAGAAGCTGGCCGACAATCTGAACGGCCCTCTGCGTGTCCTGCTGCGGTGCGGTCTCCCCCTGCTGGGCGTCTATGGGGGTAGCAGCGGAGGAAGGAGCAGCGGCGGGCGCGCTCCTTGCGGGGCGAGTCGGGGCAGCGGCGGGTTCTGCGCTCTCAAGGAACTCGTTGATGTCAATTGTGCGAGGAGGTTCTGGGGGCGGCTCAAAAACTAGAGACGGCGTACCACCAAGGCCAGCCGAACTGAGAAGAAGCGCCTCGTTGAAGCGACCTGGAATGTCACCAAGGACATCTTCAATCGCCCTGCCACGGGCAATCTGTGCCGCATTTCCAGCGGCAATTGGCGCGCCCGGAGCATCTAGGGCGTTGAGATTGACGTTCCTGTCGTATGCCTCCTGCTCCGCAAGAATCCTCTGCACATCGGCTTCAAAGCGAAGACGACGCTGAACTTCTTCAGAGAGTCCGAATCGACCGCCAATGCCGTTCTCTGCCATCTCAGACGCCTCCCCCCATGCGTCCCTCGAACATCGGGTTGTTCCCGTAGACATCAAGGAATGGGTTGGAGACTGTCCTATACGGTGGAGTCGGCTTCGTTTCCCCACCACCCAACGTCTTCGCCGCCTCCCCGAGGAAGCGGCTGGCTCCGAACAGTCCAGAGGGAACGCCAACCTGACGCATCAACTGGTTCTGGGCCTGCATCTGCCCGGCCTGCCCGAGGGCCTGCGTGGATGCGCCAAGGGCACTCAGGCCACCGGAGATCAACTGCCGAGCCTGCTGGTTGGCCTGCGCCTGCTCGTTCTGCCCAGCCATCATCATGGCGCGGGCGATGGCCTCGTCCCGGCGCGGATTGCGCGCAAACAGGCTCACGTTGCCCGAGGAAGAGGGGAAACGCCTCGCCTGCCTCTCCTGCTCCCGGACGAAGTCAGAGATGCCCTGGAGCCTAGCCGTGCGCTGCTGCTGGAGGGCGTCAGCCGACATCTGCTGGAACAGGGGGCTGTTGGGGTTGGTAAGGGCTTCCGAAAGCTGGACCGCCCGCTCTGCCTGCGCCCGGACAGCCTTCTCGGTGGCCCGGTTCCGGCCCATGCCAAACAGGTTGGCGACCGAAGCACCGGCACCGGCAAGGTTCAGGGCCGTCTGGGCCGGGGCGAGGAAGTCAAAGAGTGCCATTCATCGTCTCCCGTGGATGTCCCCATATATCGTGAATCCGGCCAGTACGTCAGGCCCGTACTGGTCAAGAGTACGGAACGAGACCCGGAAGTGGGCGCCCCGCCAGCGAAGGGGGATCTTGCCCTCCGTGGTCCGGGCCATGCCCACGAAGTCCGTGCCGATCCTGAAGGTGCCAATCCCCCGGCCCCCGATCTCCTCCTGCGCCGTGACCGACACAAGGTCGTAGGACTGGAGGTTGAAGTCGCCCGTGGACTCGATGTCGTAGACCACCCTGCCGCCGACCTGGAAGTTGGGCACGATGTACGACCCGCTCTTGATCCGGTTGCTCTGGCGCGGCTCCTCAAGGTTCAGCCAGCCGGGCATGTATTCGGTCGGGTACAGCGCCCCGTCGTCCGTATAGGTGTTCTGGTCGAAGACGTAGACCTTGCCATCCGCCCCGCCCAGAAGGAGGTCGGAGTTGGCCCGGACGTAGAGGACGCTCTGGAGGCCGATCTGCCCGTCGAAGTCCGACCAACTCGCCCCGGCCACGATCTTCCCGTCGTCCAGCACGAAGTTGGCGTAGTTGTAGATGTAGAGCTTGCTCGCGATCTTCATCACGATCCAACTGCGCCGCTGGTAGTTGACGATCTGGATCTGCGGGTTTGGGCTTTCGATCACATCGCGGATGATTGCGCGCAGCGTGTTCTTGATCGGCTCCGAGATGTTGGACCGTTGCAGGTTGTTCGTATTGATGAGCAGGCTGATCGACAGCAGTCCATCGTAGCCGATGAAGGACAGGTCGTTGCCGGTGTTGACGAAACCGTCCGCCGCGACCACGCCCTGCGGGAACAGGCCAGCGGGTTCAAGGTCAGCCGGTGCCGTGCCGCGATAGGCGTAGACCGCTCGCTCCGTGCCGATGATGAGGTAGGTCTGGAACGAGGCAATCGTGCGCGCCGGATCGGCACCGGGCTGCTGGCTGCCAATCGCCACCGTGCGCGTCTCAAGCGACTGGCTATCCACCGTGAAGTCCTGGATGTCGTTCGCCCCCGAGGCCACGACGTTGCGCGGGTCGCGGGAGTCGATCATCCACGCGCGCCCGTAGTGGACATGGATCCAACTCGCGACCGGCATGGCGGACTGGTAGAGGACGATGGAGTCGCCCGCCGAGGTCGTGGCAATCGCGGGCGCGACGTAGAAGCCAGAGGACAGGATCTCGGAGACGAAGGAGCCAGCCGTCTTGGTCGTGTTGTGGACGACATCGCCCACTCGCATGGTGGTCGCGGTCCAGTTGGAGACCTTGTCGGCAGAGACGGAGATGTAGGTCTGCGTGGGGCTGGTGCTGGTCGAGACGATGGTCGCGACGTTGTCGAGGACGCCATCGTAGGAAACGACGTTCAACTCGATGCTGTCGTAGATCTTGTAGCCGTCACCGGCAGTCGGATCGCCACCAACCGGAGCGCCAGAGATCGGGGCAAGGGTGGAGCCAAACCCTCGCGCCGCACCCGAGATCGCCGTGTGGCTCACCCGCGACGAGGTCACGGCAGTCACGATGCCGTATGCCCCACGCTTGGCGTTGAACACGATATCGCCGGGAGCCACGAAGGTCTGCGCCGTCCAGTCCGTGACTGCGGAGTCCGTAAGAGCGTTGGCCGAGGTGGACGCGCCGCAAGTGCCGTTCTCCATGACCGGCTGCAACCGCTGGAACTGTGCCGTTGCGCTGTCGATGTAGACCTGACGGTCCACGCCATTGAAGAAGACGAGCTTGTCATCAAACTGGACCGACCGCAGCCGCGCAGCCGTGGTCGCCTGCCACACCTGTGTCCAAGCAGAAGAACCGTTGTAGCGGAACACGATGCCATCGGATGAGGCGAACAGCGTGGCCGTACCGTCCCGGTCGATGTATTCGTGCAGGCCCGTGACGATGCCCTTGGTGGGCAATGCACCCGAGAGCGCGACGTAGCCGGGGCGCTTCTCTGCACCACCCGCTGCGTTGATGAAGCGGTTGCGGAACCTCTGCGCGTAGTCGAGCGGGATCTCGGTCTCGGTGAAGTTCGTGGCGAGACCGCGCCGCGCTATCTGGTAGTACCTCTCGGGCACTTCACGACCTCGTCGTCACGCCCGGCTGGACACGCACATACTCGCCCGTCTTGGCGGTCTGGCGTCCAAGGGCATTGTTGCGCGCGGCAAGGTACTTCAACTGCGCTGCCTGATACTGGCGCGTCTCTGCACCCGCGCTCTCGTCAAGAATCGCCGCAGCGACGAGGCCGAGGATGACCACGCGACCGGGGAAAGGCACGACCACCGCGTCATCCGACCCCGCCACATACTTCGGCGGCAGCACTTGGAACTTCACGAAAGCCTCGTTGCCAGCGTAGTTCGCACCGGGGCGCGGGAAGATGCCGAGGCGGGGATTGCCGAGCGTGTCCACGCCTTCGATGATGTAGCGCGACGGCTGGCCGATGGAGTTCACGCGGTTGAGCATGCGGAACTCGTTCTTGTCCGAGATCGGCTCAAGCGGCGGCACGCGACCCGACACCGCGACCTCCTGGATGGAGTGGATGAACTGCTTGGCCGTAGCGAGCGTCGTGGTGTCGATGGTGTAGATCGACTGCCCGCAGACCATCGTCACCGAGGCCGATGCCTGCAACTCGTTCCAAGTCCCGAAGTCCGTCATCTCCTCCATGATGTCGTTGAGGAGGTTGATGCAGTTCTTCGTGAATGCGTTCTGGTTCGTCGTGGTCACGCGGCGGATGTTCATCCGGTCGCAGACCTCGTTCACGATCTCCAGAATCGTGAGGTAGGGCGAGGCCATGTCAGACCTCCCTTGCGCGTAGGTTCAACTTCTCGAAGAGGATGTTGCTCACGTTGAGCGTCGCAGTCGAGTAGACCTCGACATAGGAGTTGGCCGTCAGCGTCACGATGCCGCCAACATGGCCCGCATAGGGGGCGGAGGAGGCTGCCATCCGAAGTTCCATCGTGGTCTTGGCAAGCGAGGAACCATCCTTGCCGAGGCGCACCGCGACGTTCTGGACCGCCGTCACTCCGCTGACCGTGAAGTCAACGTCGAACATGAAGGTCTTGGTCTGCGAGCCGGTGTAGGTAAGGCGACCGGAGCCGTTGTGCGTAAACTGGTTGGTGAACTCCGCAGACGTTCCGACGTTGGTAACGACGTAGGAGTTGATCGCAGTCGTGGAGATCAACCCCGTGCCCGTGGCGTAGCACTCGGCCTTGGCAAGCCCGAAGATCCCATTGGCCGAGACCTGGGTGAACGTACCCGCCGAAGCGGTGATGGTCCCGAAGGTGCCCGTGCTGCCGCCGACCGTTGCCGCAGAGACCGCCGCGAACGTCACGCCACCCGCGAAGTTGACCGGGCCGTTGATCGTCTGCGCCGTGGTCTCGGCAAGGTTCAACTGGCTGTCGATGAGGTTCTCGAAGTCGCTACCCGTTGGCGCGTCTCCGGTCTCGAAAGCCTGCTTGAGGGTTGCCTTGTCCTGCTGTGCCATGGGTCACCGTGGAGGGTAGGGGCCGCTGTCGGGGAACACGATGAAGCTGCACTCGATCTCCATGCTCCCGACGCTGCTGCCCACATAGAGGTTGTAGCCGGGGAAGCTCTTGATCGGTCGGTTCGCCGCATCGTAGGCAGGCCCGGTCTTGCAAGCGGGGCCAGCCGGTTGGTCGGGGCGGACGAACGGGACGTTGGTCGGGTCGGACTCAGCCGTGATGAACCATTGCGGATCAATCGGCTCATCCTGGTCCTTGCGGACGTACATCCCATCCCAGCGCCGAACGACCTGATCGGCGTAGTGGACAAAGCCGCTCTCGTCGTCGCGGACGAGCCATTGGCCCCTCCGCCAGCGATTGCGCTCAGTCCACCGGCCCATCAGGCAACCCGCTCAGGACCGGACTGGAGGGCCATGAGGTCGTAGGTCGCCGCGCCGCTGGAGCGCACCGTGAGCCGCCAGCAGGACACCGGACCCGTGAAGGTCGCGGCAGTCCCCGTGCTGAACGCCACACGCTCCGTCCAATGGGCCGAGGTGACGCCGGTCTGAAGCACCCGGTCAATGGTCGAGGAGGCGGAACACCCCGCGAGGAACGAACCCGACCCCGAGATGACCCGGAAGTTGAAGGCGTATTCCTGCGTGGAAACCCACGTATCGGTGGGCCAGTAGATCGTCGTGGCCTCCGCGTTAGCCAGCGTGAAGGACCAGTTCTTGGGGCGGGCCATGTCAGACTCCGTAGATGGAGGGGTCGAGGCGGGTGTAGACGATCTCAACCGCCGCGTTTGCACTCAGCGTGGCAATGCTACCAGAAGCAGCCGCGACGTTGAGGTAGATGGCCTGCGCGGTGGCGCCGCTCTTGGCGCGGTTGACGCCCGAGTCATCGAAGGCCCGGACTGCCGTCGAGGAGATCACGCTGTAGATGCCAGCCGCAGAGACCGACACCGCACCCAGCGTGTCCGAGGTGAAGACCGTGGGGGACGTACCCGCCCGCACCGTCGCCTCACCCCCGGCAGCCGTGCCAGCGATGTAGTTGATCTCCACCAGCGCCGCCCCGATGGGGAGGTAGCCGACGAGGAGGCCGGAAACCACACCGTTGGTCGAGGGGATCGTGGTCGTGAGCTTGGAGAACCGGCCCCACCCGATCTCGGGCTTGGCGTTGCCCCAGGAGCCAAGGTTGACGCCCGTGGCGATGGGGCCTTGGAAGGTCGTCTCCTTCTGGCCGAGGCCGGGGTAGCCATCCGACTGGCCCCTGCGGACCATGACAAGCTCGCCCATGCCCTGAAGCCCGGTGACCACGCCCGAGGCCGCGAGGACCGACATCCTGACCGGCTGGCCCGAGCCGCTGTTGATGCCCAGCGGGACCGTGGCGCGGACGGCAGAGGTCAGCGCGACCGAGTAGACGCCAGCGGCAGAGACCGTGACGCTACCGAGGTTGTCCGTCTCCCCGTTGATGGCAAAGCGAACCGTCGCCTCGCCAGCGGGAGCCGTGCGGCAGTAGAAGTTGATCTCCTTGAGGTAGCCCCCGTAGGGGATCACCCCGATGACCTGACCGCTGACCGGCGAGGAGTCCGCAGTCGCCTGCTGGATGCTGACGAGGTTGCCGCAGACCGCGCGGGACGGGATGCCGACATCCTGGCCGCCAGACCGAACCGGCCCCTGATAGGTCGTGTCATTCCCCTTGTGCGCCGCAACAAGATCCGGGCGATCCGTCAGGGAGATGCGGGTGTAGATGACCTCAACGAAGGCAGCCGAGGCGAGTGCGCTCGTCGTACCGGAGATCGTGCCGGTCGAGAAGTAGATCGGGGTCGGGGCGGCAGAGACGCCCGAGTGGCCAAACGGCAGGGTGGTCTGGGCCGTGGCCGAGTTGACGAACGCCCGGTAGACCGAGTTGCCCGAGATGGAGATGCTGCCGAGGTTGTCCGAGCCGCCCGTGGCGGTGCCGAACTTGAAGGCCGCCTCGCCCGTGAAGGCCCCGGTCTTCCAGATGTTGATCTCATGCAGGACCGCGTCGAACGGCAGCACCGCAACGGGCTGGGCCGTGACCGGGAGGGTCGTGAGCGGGGTCCAGACGGTGAACCGCCCGAAGGACTTGTTGCTCAGCGAGAGATTGCCCCTGTCGATGCCGGTGGCAACGGGGCCGGAGAACTGCGTCTTGAGGGTCATGGAGAGATCCTTTGCTGATCCGTCCCCAATCTACCCACCGGGCAAGGACGGGGAAGGCCCCTATGAGAAAGGGGCACCCTCTCGGATGCCCCTCCCCCTGCTGGGTACTACGAAGTCGAGCAACAGTTATTTGCTACTTAACTGCCGGCGCTCGCGTAGGCGTAGCGCCAATCGGTGGCACCCACCGAGAAGCGCGCCGTCGTCTTCGTCTTGAGGATCTCCGTGTCGAACTCGTTGTCACGGGTGATCTCGGCGTTGCGGCGACGGTAGAACGTCGCGCCCGCCTTGGCGTTCGTGATGATGAACCACGCATCCGGGTCCGTGAGGAACGGGTTCACGATCAGGTCAAGCTGGCCCGCCATCGGATTGATGTCGTTGTCAGCCGAACCCACCGCGAACTTCGTCCCGAGGATCTTCTCAGCCACGAAGCGGTTGGTCGGGGCGACCAGCAGCTTCTCGGGCATGAGGTTGATCTTCAGGTCGGAGTCGTCGCGCCAGTCGTGGATGTCGATGTACGCCTGCTCCAGCGACGCCTGCGTCAGGTCCGAGGCGACAGCGGGGATGTTCCGCTGGGTACCACCACGGACATTCGGGTGCGTCGAGGAGAAGAAGGCGCTGCCATCCGCCGTCAGCATCGTGCTGAAGCCGAGGTTGAAGACCGAAGCGGCGACGGTCTCTTCCGTCTGACGCATCGACTCAGCCAGCATCTTCGGCACGTTGTTGATGACGTTGTACTGCTCGTCTTCCATCAGTTCGCGGGTGATCGTCGTGCCCAGCCCGTAGGTCAGGTTGACGTACTCGCGCTGATAGCCCTGGAGCATGTCCACGTACGGGACGCTGTCACCATCGTCCTTCTGCCCGACGAGGCCGAAGCCCGTCACGCCCTGCTCCTTCTCGAACGCCTTGTTCGAGCGACGCAGGATCATGAAGCGGTTCCACAGCGGCGGGTAGCGGCGGTAGGTGTCGGCCCAGATCGTGGAGATGCCGGGCCACAGGAGTTCAGGGAGATTGCCAGTTCCGGTCGTCATGTGCGGTCCTCCCTATCAGGTCGAGGTGTAGGAGTGGAGGGCGATGCGGACCTCAAGGTCGATGAACGCATTGCCCCAAGCCGAGTTGTTGGCGACCGAGCCGAGGCCGCGAGCCTCAGTCGGAGCCAGACCCAGCACCTGGAAGGTCTTCACGGACGTATCCGCCGAACCCGCACGGATCTGCATCACCGAGGTGCCCGCAGCCGTGTTGCCGTTCGTCGCAGCCGTCAGCGAGACGTACTGCCCGACCAGCGTCTCCGCAGCGGAGGCGTCGGCCTGGCAGATGAACGTGATCGCCTGACTGTCGTAGACCGCCGCCCACCCAGCCGTCGAGGCGGGGAGGAAGGGGCCACGGTTCGGCTGGCTGAACGTGAGCGGGCGACCGTTCTCGTCAAACAGCTCCGAAACCACGCCGAGGCAGCGGGTGTTCGGGGCGGCGTTGGACGAGAGGCGGATCACGCCGAGGCCCGCCGAGTTGAATCGGACGGGGTCGTTGATGAACAGGCCCTGGGTGTTGCCCGTCGCCGTCACTCGGTAGAGCTTCGTGCGGAGGGTGTTGCCAGCAGCCTTGTTCCGAATGGCCTGGAGGCCATAGGGAGCGTCGGTCATGTTGGTCTCCTTCTGGAGGGGTTAGTCGATTGTGATGTCGCCCTCGACGGTGACGCCCGTCTTTGAGCGGATGTCTCTCTTGGTCTTGGTCTTCAGCCCCTGAAGCTGGTCCTGGGAGGCGTTGCGGTAGTACGCATCTCGCTCCTGCGCCATCTCTTCGGGCATCTTCATCAAGACCATGTCCCTGTATTCCAGCACACCGGCTGCACTCCCCGCTCCAGACTCGACCCCATTGGGCCGGTCGTGGACAGCGTCTCCAGCATCCGCCTGTTCCCAGCCTTCCGCTCGCTTCTTGAGCATGTTGGCTGGCTCGGCGTGGACCCAGCGAAGCCTGCTGGACGGGTCCCTGCTCTTCAGGCCGAGAGGGGCGGCGGGCTGCCAACTACGGTTGCCCTTCTTCGCCGTCTTCTTCCGGCCCTTGTCCGCGAGCGCACCGGCTGCGGGGTTCACTTCGATGTCTGCCATGGTCAATCCTCCACCGCAACGACCCTACCCATAGCCTTCTTCTGCTTGAGGTAGAGTTCGTGTGCTTCCTTGCTGGTCTTGGCGAGCGAACCGCGCCCACCCATGAACATCGCCTCTGCGATGACTCGCTCCTGAGTGCTGAGCGAAGTGCGCTCGCGCTCCTGTGGAGCCGGTCGGCCACGGGGCGAGGCAAACGCCCGGCGAACCGGGTTGGGCTGGTCCTCGTCCTCGTCATCCGCCCCGAGGATCTTTTCCATGCGCTTGTCCACCTCGCGGAGGATCTCGCGCACCGAGGCATCCGGCATCGCCCGTGTCACCCTCTGGATCAGATCTTGGGTGGACGCGAACTCGGGATGGTTCGGCATGGCCCAAGGACGCAGGGGCTCGCCCTCGTCGTCCTTCTGCTGCTGCCAAGCGTTGATGACTTGCATCTCGGTCTGGGAGATCTGTGGTTCCGCCGGAGCCGGGGCTTCCGCCTCCTTCTTGGCAGACTGCTTCATCTCCAGCAGACGCTCGTTGGCCTCCATGAAGGCTTCTGTGTCGCCCGTGGCGAGGGCTTCCTTGGCGTCCTTCTTGAGGGTCGCCAGTTCCGCCTGCATCTCCTTGTCCCTCATGCCACCGGCGATGGTCTCAAGGGCCTTCTGGAGTTTGGCGTTCTGCTCGGCAAGCAGGGAGATCTGACGCTCGGTCTTCTCCGCTCGCTCGTTCGCCTCCTTGGTGTGGCGATAGAGGCGATTGAAGCGGGCCTTCAGCTTGGGGTCTTCGATCTCGACCCAATCCGTTCCCTTCTCTTCGGGTTCCGGATCAGCAGCTTTCGGCGCGGGCTTGGGGGCTGCGGCTTCTGGCTTGGCGACAGGAGCCTTCGCAGGCGCGACAGGAACCTCGTCATCGGTGACCTCCACGCGATTTCCGATCCTCTCGGTCATGCGGCGACAGCCTTGGCGTCATCCTCGATGACACCGATGATGTCTTCCTCCTGCATGACGTACAGGCCCGGCTCAAAGGCGATTGGCTTGGCCGCCCACTTGCCAAAAAGAACCCGGTCGCCCGGCTTCATCACCTCGCAGGCTTCGCCCACGGAGACGACCACGCCCTCGTCGGGGATCATCTTCTCTTCGACGGTCTTGGGGATCTCGAAACCCATCTTGTTGAGGGCCGAGTATTTGCTGCCGATGGACGCCTGTAGCGTCTCTGCACGGACGACAACCCTCGCGAAGAGGGGTCGTAGTTTCTTGCTCATGCTTTCCTCTTTGGGCGGAATGCCCGAGAGGAAACTAGCGGATCGGCAGGGAGGCGGAAGGGGGGATCAGAGGAGGGGGACGGATCCCCCCTTCCAGGATGTTCACGACTGGCAGGCTGATTAGCAGCCGCGACCACCCTTTTTCGGCTTCTTCTTCATCTGGATCACCCCCTTACAGGAACCCTCGAATGGCCTCGTAGGTTGCCGCCGCATCAGCCGGATTGGCGAATGGGCGACCGAGAACCGAAGAAGCATACTGCTGTTCGATGGGAAGAACATAGGGATTCTGCACGGGCGCGCCAGCGTCCGAGATCAGTCCCCGCGAGAGGAGGTTGGCGTAGTACCGGCGCACCGGGTCGGTACGGAAAGCGGAGTTCACGCCCTGCGTTCCGTAGGTCGAGATGAGCGCCCGCTGCTGGATGTCGCTCATGCCGGGGCCGATGAAGGAACTGATCTCCTGCGGCGGTGCCATCTCGCCGCCACGGAGGTAGCGGGGCGTGGGGTTGGCGACGGGGACGAACGCCTCGCTCCGCATCTCGCCAAGGCCGGTGCCGAGGTTGCCGGGCATCCCGGACGGACCACCCTCAAAGGCAGCCATGTCGGTAATTGGGTTGCCGGTTGGCCCCTCTGGAACACCCAGAGCAGTCAAGCCACGCCCCAGTCCGTATGCAAGACCACGCATGGCGGTACTGGTTGGACTGAATGCGTCCATCAGGGTGAAGTCGTATGGGTTTTGGGGGTCGGTGAACGCCCCGCCAAAGGGCCTGCTGTTTGGCCCAAGTCCAAATACGCTATCAAGCGCGCGGCCAATCGGACCACGGTCCTCAACAGGGGGAGCGGGCGTTCGATCAACGTTGAGCGCGTCTTCAAGCGCATCGCTTCCGGCCATCTCAGAATCATTGTCCGTGCTTGGAGACGGCGGACCAGCGGAGGCAGACTCAAGATAGCCACCCATCGAGCCGCCGAAGTCTCCGTTTCCGCTGGAACCCTGAGAATTATTGCCTCCAGAGACCTCATACTGAAGAAGTCCTGTACGAGGGTTTCGGGTTCCAGCCCCGCCAAGAGCCTTGAGGATCGCCTTCTCGCGCGGGTTCACATGGGCAAGCTCGGTGTCCCCGTTGCGACCCTGCTTTCGGATGATCTCCAAGGCAGCTTCGACTGCCGAAGTCTTCATGCGGTTCTGGCGGCGGATCATGCGGCTCTCCGTTTTGCGGTCACTCTATGATTCCGGGGGAATCAAGCAACCTCCCTACGAGTTGAAGCGCCTCGTCAAAGCCCTGCGCGCGACCCATCGCCAGCAAGTCCTGCGCCATCCGGTAGCGGTGGTGGACGTTCTGCTTGCGGATCTCCTGGACGAGGTACTGCGTCACCGGGTGGCGACGCCAGTTCTCCACCTCATCCGGGTCGAGGCGATGGATCATCGCTTTTTCCTCGCGGCACGGGCATTATCAACCCAATTTGGGTAGGGGCGACCAGCCTTCTTGGCTGCCGCCTTCGCGGATGCCTTCTGCGCCGGGGACAGGGCCTTGGGCTTGCCAAGGGACTTCGGGCGGGCGCGATCCCAGATGGGCTTCTTCATAGTTCTCTCCCCGGCATGTTCATTGACCTAAGCCGCCTTGCCGTGAGCAGACGCTCAGCTAGCAACTTCTCTGCCTCCCGTTCAACCTCGTACGACTCTAATTCTCCGGGGAACGGAGCCATGCCTTCGCCGGGCATCCGCCTAACCCAATCCCTGTTGTACCTACCCAAGAGTGGCTCAGCTTGGTATTTCGGGTTGAAGTCCTCTGACTGACCATAACCCAACTCAATTTGGCGGTACTTGTTGGGCCTGTTTAGGTTGAGTACCTCTGCGATCTGCTCGGCTAGCGCCCTGTTCTTCCATGGGTCAATGGCTTCTGCCGTGAAGTACGTCCCAGATCCTTGCGGCCCCGCAGACATCCCAATCCTAATCCCAGCCGCCCGTGCGTCATCCAGCAACTTCTGCGTAGCCATCGGATCGTTCAATGCGGAATTGATGAACTCACCAATGTTGCGAGGCTGCGTGGTCGGGAAGAACCGTTCCGTAGTCCCTGGCTCCAGAAGGAGGTCCATTGGCCCAAATGGCCTCTGGAAGGTTGGATCTTGATACGAAAGGTCAGGAACAATCTCATCCAGCCTTCGCCTCCCTTGACCACGGTAGATTACGCCTGAATCCAGATCTTCCATGTCAGCACTTCCATGCACGGAGGGACTTGTTGATGCGGGAGTTGGGGTCGTTGGCCGTCTTGGCCGAGGTGAGCTTCTTCTTCATGCCCGTCATTCGGGCACAGAATGACCTCTTGCGCGGCCCCCCTTCCGGCTGCGGGGGCTTGAGCGTCCCGCCCGTCGCGGCCTTGTAGCTGGCCCTCCCTTTGGCGTTCAAACCACCCTTGGGGTTCTGCCCGGCCTTGCGCTGCCATGCGGGGGTCTTCGGCATCAGTCACTCCTATGAGTTGAGAAGCAGGAAGACGACATCCTCGTCGTCCTCGCGGAGGGCAATCTCCCTGTCCAGCGTCGCGCGCAGCTTGGCGTTGACGGCTCTGGACAGGCGCTCTTGCTCGGCAAGGCGGGATTCCAGTTCGTTGACCCGCCTCAGTTCCCTGCGGATCTTCCTGACCGCACGGTCGCCAAGGATCTGCTTGGCAAGGATGTTGGTGCTGATCGTGGCGGCGGGCGCGATGACCTCTTCGTTGACCACCACCTGTGGGTCGAGGTTCTCGGGCGTGACGCGGAGGTAGACGCCGGGCGAGACCTGACGGATGAACGACCCCGGAATCTTCTGGTAGGACGCCCACCGCTGGAACTTCTGGGGTACGGACGGGCCGGTCTGGACCGGCGGGACGACACCGTAGCCCCACGAATCCGACCATGAAGTGCCCCATGAGTCGCCCCAGGAGACGAACATCACACGGGGTTCCAAGGATCAGCGGTGGTGCCGGTGCCCTTGACCTGGATGTCGTTGACGTACTGGATGTTGGCGTCCACCTGACCCGCTACCGTGAAGGCAAGCGAGTCGGTCTTGGCCTTGATTGCCGTGACCTTGGTGTCGGTGGTGGAGAGATCGGATGCCGTGGCGAGGCCGCTCTGGATCTCTGTCACCGCATCGGCAGAGATGGACGCAGCCGTTATGACATCGGATGCCAGCGACGAGACCGTGACGCTGTCGCCGGGGAGGGCCGCGAAGACCTCCTCGCGCACATCGGTCGGGTCCGCGCCCGAGGCCGTGACATGGAGGACGAAGTCGCCCAGCGTGTCGGTGTGCGCCGTGGTCAGGGCCAGCGAGTACCAGCCGTCGCCACGCTCGGTCACGGTCGGGGTGATTGACGCGAAGGCCGCACCGTTCTTGCTTGCCGTGATCGTGAGCGTAAGGCCGGTCTTGCCGGTGATGTGATCGGTGCTGTCGGTCATCAGCACCATGAGGTTGCGCGCCGTCGATTGCTTCAGCATGGCATCACCTGTTCACGACGCGGGAGCGGGAGTAGGTGTTTCCGCCAGCCGGTGCAGAGGGCGGCGGGTAGTGGAGGATGGTGGCCTCCACATCAAAGTTGATGAAGGTCGAGTTTGATGCGGTCGCCTGAGTGCCGCCCGTGGCGAGTGCGGTGCCAGCGACCAGAGCAAGACCATCGCCCGGCTTGATGATGATCCCGTAGCCAGCCTCTGCGCTGAAGATCAGGTCGTTGCCGAGGCTCGACCTCTGCATCCCGATCTTCGTCTCCCCGATGGCCGGGAAGATGTTGGTCATCAAGGAGCGGCTCAGGGTGCCAGCGTCTACCTGTGCCCTGTTCCATGCGGCGAGCAGAGCGCCCGTGGCTTGGTACACAAGGCCATGCGTCTCGTAGTAGTCGCTTTGCCACTCACCCGAGATGCGCGGCTGCAACGGGCCGCCCTTCACGACAAGCGCGGAGGGGATGCTCTTGGAGGTATCGGGCTTGATCGGGGTGATCGCGTCGCCGCCGAGGCCGATGCCAGAAACGCGGCAGATGCGAAGCGCAGGCTGGAGGACAGCCTCGCCGTCCATCGGCAGCACCCAGAGTTTCACGGCTAGCACGACGCCGCTGCCAGATCCGTTGAAGATCGCGAAGTTAGCCTCGTTCAACCGACGGTCGGTCGAAAGATCGGTGGACCGACAGATGTACGTTGCGCCGGTCGCGGTGTTCGTCACAACCGCTGCGGTCTGCATCGAATGCTGCGAGCCGTAGCTGTTTTGGAAGATACCGATTCCCTCTCCTTCGCGCAGGATGATCGGCTCCACATTGACGCTCTCGCCGCCGCGCCAGATATCAGCGAAGTGGCTTTTCTGGTGCGTCACCATGCTGCCACCATAGGTGCGGCTGGAGAACTGCGTGTTGGCAACGGTGAGCGAGTACGCAGGCGCGTCAGCGATGCGGCGGAAGGTGTCCGTGGCCGTGACGCTGTCGGGGTTGTTGGCGATGACGACCTGAGAGGGCAGGCTCGCGTCTGCCGTGTCCATCAGGATTGGCGTCACCGTGTCGCCGCCGGTAATCGCCGTGATGCGCGCGATGGACATCGACGCCGCGCGACCCACGCCAGCGGTGTTGTTGGAGATGGGGGCGCTGGGGGAGACGCGCAGCGAGACAAGCTCGAAATACCGCCGGTCGTCCGAGGTCTCGTTGTTGAAGATCGCCAGCAGCGCGTCCTCAAGCGGGCGCACATCGACAGCGTCCAGCTTGAGGTACAGCGTCTCAGGCATCCGGCGTCACCACGACGAACTGGCTGTAGCGCGAGGGGATCTTGCACCCAGGGCAGACCACCGGCGGCGATGCCGGGCCGAGGCCACCGTTGAGATCGTTCTCGATGCGAGCGGCGAAGTCGTCTTCGACCTCGAACTCATGCAGGCACGACCGATGGCGCAGCGTCTTCATGTCACGAAGCCGCGTCGGTGAACTCGATCTCAAGGTCAGCCGTGCCGACCGCCGAGGTGCCGCTGTGCAGAAGCTGCACGCCCTCGCTTGACCGGCACGTGAGCGGCTCGACGTTGGTGTCGCCGTAGCCTGCGTTCCAGATTTCGGCAAATGGCACCAGCGTCAGCCAGTTGGCCATCGTCGTACCCGCCACCACCGGCTCCTCGTTGACGAACAGGAAGCGGCGGAAGATGTCGCTGCCGGTGACCGTGCGGTTCGTACCACAGGTCGTATTGGCGTCGAGCGCCGAAGAGTTCGTGTCGTGCTTGACCGGGGTCACAGCGGTGCCCGAGGACGCTGCCGTGATGCGGCGCACCTGAGCGGTCGTGATGACGCCCGTCACCGCGCCCGTGCCGTTGTTGAACCAGTAGCACCTGTAGACCCTGATCACGCGGGCCGTGCCGGTCGCGTTGAAGACATCCAGCATGTCCTTGCTGGAGGCATACGCCACCGCACCAGAGGTCGCTCGCCAAGTCGCTGCCATGTCAGGCTCCCATGTCCATGATTGTCTTGCCGGTGCCCTGCGTCGCGCCGAACACCGTGATCTCCCCGCGCCCGTCCATGCTCGGGCCAGCAGCCCATTGCTTGATCCGGTTCTCGTTGAGCGCGCGGACGCTTGCGTCCAGATCGTCGCGGATGTCGCCCGGCATCAGCCCGATGCGCCGCCCCGCCTGGATCTTCAGCATGAAGTCCTTGCAAGCGCGCACATGACGCTCGGCAAGGGGCTGCTCCGTCCTCAGCAACCAGCAATCCATTGCCGGTCGCCACTCCATCGCTGGCTGCTTCATTGCATCATCCCTCCGGGTACGACCTCGACGCCCTCTGCCCTGCCATCGGCACCACGGATGATCCTGCGCGGCGCGCCCATGGACTGCATGAGGGACTGGATCATCTGCATCATGCGCTGGTCGCGGGCAGCGTTCTGGGCTTCCATCTGCGAGATCATCAGGCGCACATCCTCGCCCATGCTCGTCGCAAGCTGCTGCGTGGACGAGGTCACGGCTTCGATTCCGGGGACATCCGCACCGGCAGCACCGATGCGCGCCACCATGATCTTCGTGTCAGCCTCCATCTTGGCCTTCTGGGCCTCCATGGACTGCTTGGCGGCAAGCTCCTGCTGGACGCGCACGTTCTCGTATTCCTGCTTCATGCGCGCGATCTCGGCCTCGTTCTGGATTCGCATCTCCTGCAACATCCGCTCGTTTTCGATGCGAAGCTGCTGAAGCTGCTGGTCCCCGACCATCTGCGCCTGCTTCATCTGCTGATCGACTTGCATCTTCTGCGCTTCAATCTGCAACTGCTGCTGCGCCGACTGGGCCTCTAGCTGGAGCTTCTGCTGCTCGACCTGGACCTTCGCCTGCTCAGCCATGGCCTTCGGATCCGGCGCAGGCTCCGGTAGTTGATCCACAGATCGCGGAAGAATGCTGTCAATCCCGTCAATTTCCATCTCCTCTAGCAGCCTCCTCGACACCGCGAGCAGGACTTCCGGGTTGTTGGCGACAAGGGGGTTCTTCGTGGCGAAGTCGAACAGGAACTGCGCCTTCTGGAGGCGGCTCTGCTGGTTCATCATCCTGGGATCAGCCACGGGCATGATGAGCATGTCGTCCATGAAGTCCTGATCGCTGACCACCATCTCCTCCGGCCCCTCCGGGCTGACCGAGATGAAGCTCTCGATCCCACGGAAGTAGATCCCGTGGAGGCGATAGATCTTGTTCAGTTCCTTGGACCAAGAGTGCAGAAGGAACTCCTGCACCGAGGTAAACATCACCAGCGACTGCTCGACCATCGTCTGCATGGTCGTGGGCTGGAAGACCTTGTTGATGTCGCCCGCAGCAGCATCCGTGGTCGCGCCGATGCGCTGGGCACGGGTCTCAAGCTGGGCAATGGCCTGCATGAGGGTGTTGGGCGGGGCGGGGAAGGACAGCGTCTTGATGCCCTTCTGGATGTCGTCCGTGCTGGCCGAGACCGTCTTCAGGCTGCCGAGTTCAATCTTCACCGGCCCCTTGCTGATGTTCAGGGCCTCCGAGATGAACCCGCTCATGTTGCCGTGGATCGACAGCGTGGTCGCGTCGATGAACTGGCGCAGGAG